AATATTAGAGAAGGGGCACAGCTACTGTCCGGCGAAGCTAAGGCTCTTGCGGAGCGTAGTGATTTCTACCCTCCCAGGGGTACACACCGCCGCGCGTGTCGTGAAATGATGCCGGGAACTGCCAGAATTGGAGGTTGGACGGAAAGTAGGAGAGAGACGATCTACTTTTATTTTCCACCGACGCGCCTTCTATTTCAGCTTTTCGAGGGTATTTTAGTAAAAGACACAATATATGTACGGATTAAGCCCCGATTGTACCCCGATATATTGGGGTATTGGGGTATTGGGGACAAATAACGGATTGGGGATAAGTTACGGAACGGGTAAAAGTAAAACGGAACGGTAAACAGTTAAACCGTTATAGCCACTCATCAACCACTCAAGATCCAACGGCATAGATTTCACCATCCACTTATTCATTCAATCACACACAGAACCAATCACAGACAACGATCCATCGCATGATTTCTTTTTTATTTTATTTTTTTTATTCTTTTTCTTTTTTATTCCTTTTTTATTTTTATTTTTTTTGGATTTCCATTCTCGGGGTTTGTTTTTTGGTCGCTGCGCTCCCCTTTTTTCTCAAGATATATGTTTATCCTTTCTCATGTTTTTCTTTTTTCTTTTTTTTTCCTATGATTAGTTGATCAAATCATAGTTACATAAGCACTAATCAGGGATTATTGCGTCATGGGATGAATAGGACATTAATGGAAGACAAATGGAACGCGTGTTCCATTGGAGACCATATGAATACAAGATATTTATATTCAATTCAATATTTAAAGAGATAGGTACAGCAATTAAATCAAGCAAGAAGTGATGACGATCAAGTACAAGAACAAAAGGGGAGTGGAGTTCACCGTCGATGTTTTCATCAAGGTGGGAAAGGTAGAGTGTTGCATCAAAGTAACGGCAACAAAAGATGCGTATGTAAGTACATCCAGCTTCATCATTCCATACGGGTACCTAGAAGTCATCATTCCATTCGACTTCAACGGGACAGAACAGGAGATAACGAATGCAATAAAGGCCGTATTCCACACCACCAAGCACAGGGACATAAGGGCAGAGGAACTAGTGGATGCAATGGATATAGTCATGTCAGAGAACGAGAACCTAATAGGGATGCAGATCATTGAACCACACCGCATAACTAGCAAGACCTCTGTGTAATTTATTTTTATATCATGTAATAGATGGGTTATTAATAAAATAAATCTTATTCGGGTTTAACGGGCCTATTAGACAAATATCCAAATAAAAGCCCAACATAAGATGTATACAAAGCCCAACTGACGTATCCTTCTTCTTCATTCTTCATAGTGGGACCCACACCAAGCTCTCAGGAACCGCTGTGCCCCGGT